AGATAAGCGGATGCATTGACAGAATTTAACCACGATGGCTCAATAACTGTACCATTAGAAAAAGACGTTGATGCCATTATGCGGTTCCTTTATTTATAGTAGCTTCTAAAGTTTGTATTCTAAATAAAGCTAAAGATTCTTGTGTAATTTTAAAAGCACGTTGTCTAAAATGCCCCAATCGATAGGCACTAGGAAGGTCTTGATTCATTTGAATTTCAACTGGTCCAGACCATTCTTGATAATCGTCATCGGACCAATAAAGATTAACTGTACTGTCAGAGGCTGGGCGATCTCCAAGTACGGATAAACGGTACATAAATTTTCTATTAAGAGTACCAAAGTCTTCTGGTTCTGAAATTACTTGAACTAAGAAAGGTACGTCGTCATCTCCATATGTACTTTCTGCCATGTAATATAAAGTAGATACACTTTGATTTAATGCAAAAATAGGTTTATATGAACTTCCAAAAGTTACATTAACACAATAAGTCATATCAAATTTATCTGTGTCTTTATATGCCCAACGAGCCCAAAGACGATGTTCTGTATCTAATACCCAAGTGTATGGACCACCATTAATTACATAAAATTGTCTTCCTGCAACCGAAACAATATTACCAGTTACATTTCTAAAAGTAATAGTGTGTTGATTAAAATATCTAGAAATAATAGGAGTTCCTACTGGCTCTATTTTTAAATCTTCAAGTTTAAATACATCAGGTTGTCCATGAGTGTCATTACCTAAAAAGTAAATGACTTTACCAATTTGAGCAAAACCACCATGATACCCAATTTGTTTCACCACGCTATCATTTCTTTGAAGAGGACTTCCTGTGTCAACACCAGCATCCCAAAAATATTCTATTGTGTTTGTTCCAAAGGCTACTAAATAGTTATTTATTTTTGCGATTCTTCGTAAAAAATCACCTTCAATTTCTGCTGATATAAAATTACCCGCAGTCCAAGCCATAGGATTATTTAAATCACTGTTATAGATGTCTGCACTACTTGTTTTTACAATAAATAAATAACCATCAAGAAAAACAGGATATGGTAAATGAACTGGTAAGTCTGCGTCTACGCAGGTAGTAACTACATTACTAGAATCAATTTGAATTAATGTAGTACCATCTGTAGCAATAATTACAGACGTATTGTTGTCATATAAGTATTCACAAAAACCAACTTCTCCACTGGTAGTTCCAAATGGATTATTAATTGTAGTGTTTACTCCAGAACTAAGATTATAAGAATAAATATCGTTATTTACTGCATAAAATAGTATCTGTTGGTCCGCCCAAAAAAACATTCCTCGAATTTGATTAGCAGCTACTGAAGCTAAAAAAGTAAAACTACCAGCTCGTTTAGTGATAAATTTACGTTTATCATCCGCATATTTATCTTTAATAACATCTAAATAGCAATTCAAGTAGTCTTCATCTTTAGTTGTAAATACATTTGGACGGGTATTTATTTCTAAAGATAAAGGTACTCGTACTGTACTATAGGTGTCAGTTGACGGAGAATTAGTAAAAGGCATTATGGTCTAGAAGAAGGAGATAGATAAAAACTAGCATCTTCAAATCCACTTTCCATTGCGGCATCTAAATATGCTTTTGCTTCGGCTTTAAGTTCTCGACGATCAGGAATAGGCACACCCCATCTAGGAGCAATTTTTGTTGCCAAGTCCCAAATAATAGCATCATACCATTCTTCAGGTAAGTCCATTGTGTCAGTAGATGCATCAAAATATTCTAATGGCCTTGTGTATACAATTGTGAGTGTGTTTGTATTTGTAGTTAGTCCTGTAGGCCATAGTTTAATGGTTCCATAATTTATAGCAGGAGTATATGTTAATTTAAACGGAATATCCCCTACTGTAGCAGGGTATTGATTAAAGTCATAATCAGCATCAATATCAAGTGGTATTTTTGCTCCACCAGAATCAGTTCGCCATGCTTGAAGAATATGAATAGGGTATGGGGTATCTAATGTTTTTCCATCACCAATTAAATATGTGTCAGTAGTTGGAGTCCATGTGTAAGATTTTCTAGCCCATAAAGAAAGTCCTTTAGTACGAAAACGGGCTATTGTAGTATTTAAAAATTTGCTACTAATAGTATAGTCTTCTGTAGTAGGCGTTTGCCCAGCAGCAATAGCACCTAAAAGACCAATTGCAGCTTCAATTATTTCATTACGCGATAATTGATATATAGTATTTCCACTTGTAGTCATTATTCATGTCCATTTGTATATAGGTCAATTAAAATACTATAGGGGATAGTATCATTACCGGCTTGAGCGCAGCCTGCCTGAGCTAAGTGGGCATAAGCAGAACCACCGTCTACTGTACAAATAAAAGTAAATGTGTCTTCTGGTTCTGGGCGAACAAAAGTAGGTACTGCTGTATGATTCTTGTAATTATAAAGGGTTTGGGGATGGCGCATTTCCCAATCTTTTTCGCAAACCATAAGCCCATCCCATCGTTTTTTAACTTGGTCAGAAGGATGCTGTATTCCACATACATCACAAACTACTTTCCATGTCCCCGGCCAGGGCCAACCCTTTTTATTACGTTCCATTATTTATTAACAGTAGAATGCTTTAGGTCTCTAATATCTGTTTTAATTTCGTCAAACATAGAGCGAAGTTCCAGTTTAAAGTCTTTAAAATCATCCTTATGAAGATAATCTCTCTTCATATTATCTAAATCAGTTTTTAAATTTTTAATATCACTTTGAGCGGTAGTTACCGCGTTTTTCATAAACCACACGGCAATTCCTCCAAGAGTCATTATAATCCATTTTAAGATTTCTAATTCCATTGTTATTTCTTAAGGCCATACACGCATCATAAATCTATAGCCAGCAGGAGGATTATATGGTTCTACTGGGACATCGAATGTCGTGGCAGCATTATCCAAACTAAGTCCTGTAGCCCATAAAAAGCCAAAGGGATAATCTGCTTTATTATATGTGGCAGGGCTTCCTGAGCCAAAAGCTGCAGCCAATACATAATTGTCTGGTACAATACCACCATTATATTTAACAAGTTCTAGGGCTCCTGGAGCAAAATCCCATTCAATTTTTTGAGGAATATTACATACTCTTTTTTTAAATGCCACCAATGGGGGCAAAGCATCTCCAGGTCTACTACGTCGATGTGCTAAACAACTCATGTTAGACATTCTAATAGCACCATCCCAAGAAGCTTCTCCACTATTATTTATATAAATAAAATAATCTGGAGTAGCTGCTAAAGCCGCATCATCCGGTTGATTATCATCATATTGAAGTTTACAACTATTAAATGAAAGTCCATCAGTATCTTCTACATAAATTTGACAACTATAAGTATTACCATTATATGTAAAACTCGGCGAAAGCCTGCTGTCGATTTTAAAGTTAACACCATGGAACACATTACCAGTCATTTCCCAACGGTCTTGGTTTATTCCATTACGACCTAAAATACCAATACGACCTTGAATTTCACCGCCAAAGAAACCAGCACGAGCCTGATTCTTTAAAGTAACAGTCCAGGGACCTACAAAACCACTATTAGGATTACCAAAATCAAATCCATAAAATTTAGGAGTAGCAGCATGCTCACAATAAAGAGCGCCCAATAGGTTCCCTTGTGCTCCAGGAGCAAACAACTTGCTGTCGTTCATGTCAATGAATTCGTACCCATAACGAGCATTATCATTACAGCGAGTACGAATACCAGAGAATTGATCTCTACCTACAACCTTAATTCCAGAGCCGGTACACTTTCCAATGACCACTTCTTCCATGAAATGAACATCACCGCCATCTTTGCTGTCATCAGAAGGATCTTTATCGGTAGGTTCTGAATAATAAATACCATGAACAGGATACACTGTGATATCTGGATCATCACGAGCGCCATCAATGTTCATTCTAGAAAAATAACCTCGACCTGAAAATCCTCGCTTAGAATATTTGACATCAAGAGGTTTAATAACGCCAGTTTCTTGTGTTACCGTTTTATGCTTAGCAAAGGTAAGTTGAGAAGTACCGGATGTGTCACCAAAAATGCTATTACCCGGGGGAAGAGCAATTTCTCCGACCGCAATTTCACCAGGAGGAAGTTCAAAAGCCAAGCCCCGGCCAACAGGGCTGCTACTAGAGATAGGAGTTCCTTCTTGTGTCACAGAATGTGAAAATTCTGTAGTAGACACAGTAGGCGGCACTGTACGATGCCCTAAGGTACCACCACCTGGACTCCAAATATACCCATTAGAATAATAAAAAGTCAGGGTTTCACCGCCGCCAACAGAGGCCCAATTACCTCGATTTTTAGCAGCAGGATATGCAGTTAGTAATACATCTTCAGAAGGAAACCAACCTACATATCCCCACTTACCAAATTTAACAGTAGCCATTATGGTTCAATCCAAACTTTATAAGAAATAATAGAAAAACTATCTAATGTGTTTGCTGTGTTAGTTGCCACAGTTACATACATAGTAGCGGCTGTATTTAAGTTTGTAGATAAATCTCCAAATTGGTTATCAGTACCCGCACTGTTAGTATTTTGTTTACCAGTAGACATACCTGTTGTTGTAGATGTACCAAATTGAACAGCCGTATCAATTTGAATAATTTGTAATGTAGTGGCTGCATAAGCACTTCGAATTACTCGACTATCAGAAGTAGTACCAGCCGTTCCTAAATAAACATCTAAGTTAGCTGTGCCATTAGCGCCTGTGCGCTGACTAATTACTTGAATACGTAGTCTAGATTGAGGACCTAGCATCCCTGGTGCAATTGTTGGAGTTACTGGTAAAGTAAAAGCAGCCCCGGTGTTTCCTGTTTGAGTAACTAGTGGACTAGCTACAGTACCATTACGAGTAATAATGGGAATAATACCCGCTTGATAAGTACCCGCGGTAATTGGATTAACACTTACAGTCATTTAACCACCTACCTTAACTGTAACAGTGGCGCCTGTACCAGAAATAGCAGAGATATTTACTCTATGATATTTCCAAGGAGCACGCGTAGTAAATCCATCAGTAGCTGTGGTGGTTCCTGATAATGAAATAGTCCCTAATGGAGTAGCACACCAGTTGGTGCCATCATTAGAGACTTCAATAAGAACAGTTGCTGTAACAGCACCGGTACCTGCTACAGTTGCTTGATAAGTAGTATTTACAGTATCTTTATATTCACCGGTTTTAGCGCCTGTAGTAGTTCCACCAGTAAGATCACGAGTAGTGCCAGAAACAACACGAACATTTGAACCCATATTTATATCTCCCGATATAGTTGCTGGGGCTCACCGCCCCAGCCTGTTTTATGCAATAAAACGATTACCAGCTATTACCTGGCTGTGGAATGTAATACTCAACTTTTACAAGCCAAGGACCACCCGTAGTAGAAGCAGTACCAGTTTCCGCATATACAGCTTTAATAAGTGTGTCTGCTGTAAGTTGGCTACCTACGGAGGTACCAGCAGTGGCACCAGCAGCAAAATAACCAACACCGTTAGTTTTAACACTAAAGGCTGCAACACATTCATTTGTAGTACCGGGGTTTGAGCCCACGGACACGGTAGCTGTAGTCGCTGCATCAGAAGCCACTGTACCCATCACATAAGCACCAGCAATTACAGCCCCTTTGGGAAGAGTAAATGCTTGGAAAGCTGTAGTGTCGGTACGTTTAATTTGTACCGTTTTGGTAAGAAGCTCAAATGCAGGAGGACTGGTATAGCTAATTGTTTCTAAAGGACGTTGTGCCATAGTTTCTCCTTAAAGAGGCGCCGAAGCGCCTCTGTTAGTCATTAGGCACCAGGAGAACCATAGATGGCACGCGCATCGGTCCAGCCGAAGCTGTAACGAGCAGTAGCCTTATACTTGGCATTCTCAGTGTCAAAGTCCTCATCCATACCGAACTCATCACCACGACGCTCGAAATACTTCAGACCATTGGCCACATCCGTGCGGATGAACCAGGCATCAGTATCAGTGAGATAGTGGTTGGTGATGATTTCAGGAATCATACCCATTGTCTTAATGGCGTTTAGGTCATTAAGATCGGTACCCACACGCCCGTCAGTCTTCAGGATACGCTGGGCCTCGAACATTAGTTCCTTAGGAATAATGAGAGACTTAGGACGTACCGCAATCTTCAGACCACGGTCATTAGTGAAACCAGCAATATCAATGACAGCCTGCTCTAGAGCAGCCTCAGAAAGGTCAGCAGCAGTAGCTACACCGTTAGTCCAAGTACCACCAGCAATATTGGCATGTGAGCTAGAGCCACCGCCACCAGCCGAAGCTACTAGGGTTGCCCCGTCACCGCCAGTATAGGAGGTATTGAAAGCACGGTTGTATACGTTTGCTGCGATAATTTCCTTGGTCTGACGCATTGAGAAAGCTAAGGCAGAGGCCTTTTGCTTACCAACTACATCATATAGGTCATCTTCATAGATTTCACGGGTGATGATAAAACCAAGGGCATACACCACATGGTTATATCGTGAAGTGAAACCTTGACGTGAGCTATCATAAGTAATTGGAGAGCCCTCGGTCTTTACCGAAGCAAGGCCAAAGTAACTACCGCCAACGTCTTCTTCAAACGCCTTACGTGAGGTGTTCTTATCGAACAGTTTATCCCATTCTACTGGGTATTGAGTATAAGCATCGCCATACCAAGCATTGACACCAGGCCACAGTGCTTTGGCGAAGCTAGAAGTAGTAATAACACTCATAGTTTCTCCTTATTGACCGGTAGCACCAGTACCATTGCCCATAGAGGCATTATTGATTTTCGCCAGTACCTTAACAGCAGTAGAAGTGCCAGTGACACGTTCGTTGTCAGGCTTTAGCGAGGCGCCTAAAAGTTTAAATTGTAATGTAGCCGTAGTTGCCTTGGTAGAAGCATCTAGAGAACAGGCAGAAACACCAGTTGACGTAGAGCCAGTTGCATAAGCAGCATCCATGTTTAGACCCACATCAGCAACCAGATAAGTATAAGCAGAACCACCAGTGGTAAGTTCAACTTCATATACAACTGAAGGATCGGTGCATACCAATACATAAGTAGCGGTAGAAGCAACACGATATTGAGGAGTGTCTAATGAAGTAGAACCAGTTGACATAGAGCCGCCAACAGGGTCCATTTTCGCAGGAACAATGCCTACAACAACACCAAGAACAGCGGCACCAGCGGCTGCGCGTGCAACAGTAGCAATACCATTGGCATCAGCAGTGCCGGAGAGGACAACAGGATCGCCTACAAACAACGCAGTGGCATCACCGGTAGCAGTAGCAAAAATTTCTGCTTGACCGCTATAAGGAGCACCATTAACGTGTTTGACAGGACGAAAACCATTGATTTTCGATGTATTAGCCATAAAGGGCCTTTCCTTTCAAAAGAGTTAGAGAGGCCCAAATCATGTCTTTATCGGTTCTTAGGGTTAATTAACTCAAGAGTACCATAGTCAGATTTGGACTCTCTCCGCATAGTTTGTTCAACTGCATCTACTTCAGCTTGTTTGGCAGACTGGTCTTCATCAAACCATTCCTTACGCTGACGCATTAACACGGCACGAGTGCCTTGCCCCACTGCAATAGAGGCTGTTGAGCCAATTGGCGAAGAATTGTCTACTCGCTTATCCCCTAACTCACCTGCTTCTTCACGAGGAACTAGTTCATAACCAGCTTCCTTCATCCGTTCTATACGGTCAGGATCATTTTCTAAGTTAGCATTGACATAACGATAAACAAAATTAGGGTCTTTGTTTTTAACATGTAGCCGATTACGGCCAGCTAAAGGGACCCGTTTTGGGCGCTCTTGCGCGGGAGAGTTTGCTTGTCTACTCATAGGTTTCTCCTTGTTAACCCTTAGACGCCTGAAGTTCCTTCAGATACTGCTCTTTAGTCATAAGAGGAGTACCATCAGACTTCTTTTGTCGTAAGAGGGTATTCATAATGGATCGCTCTTGATCCGTTAAGCCACCTTCAATGGCAGCCATGCTGTTCCCAGTCTTAGCTGGCTTACCACCGCTTTCAGCAGTGTTTGGAGCCAGGTCCTTATTGGGATTACGAAACTTATGTGGAAATTCCTTCTTAACAGCTTCGGATACTTTCTTTAGTACCTCTTCTGGAGGAAGTCCTTGTTTATAAAGTCGGGTACCTTCATCATCAGCAAATTGGCGCATATACGCCTGTTCTTGATACCAGGGATTTTGTGCAACCCAATGCTGGAATGTAGGATGAACTTGAGTTTCTTGAACAACTGGTTGTTCCCGTAGTTGTTTCATGGATTCAGTTTGAGAAGTGAGAGTATCAATTTCCTCACTTAGTTTTTCAAACTTGTCCCCATCCCCTTCTTGCAAAGCAGTTTTACGTTCTGCTTTAAGGGCTTCAATGGCACGTTTATATTCAGTTTCTCGAACTGTAGTATAGTGCGTCTTTAACGCTTCCATACTCTGTTCTAGTTGCTTAATATGACGCCCTTGCTTGGAAAGACGTTCAAAGAGAGGTTGACGGCCTACGAATTCCTTTGCATCTACAAAGTCTTCTTCTGGGCCATCATATTCTTCCTTAGGACGCCAGCCCATTTCCAGGGCTTTCTTTTCTACAGGAGTGAGTTCTACTTGTTGTTGACCTTCTTGGCCTTCTACTTGTTCAGTCATTCTTTAAATCCTTTTAAAATACACACGACATCTTCGTCATTAATTACAAGATATGTCTTGTCATCTTCAGGGTCTTGGATGAATTTGCCGCCAAATTTAGCATAACCAATTACATCCCCCTCTACTAGATCGCCTACATAGTCCTCATGACATTTAGGCCCAATAGCAAGAACAGTCCCTCGATCAATCTTGGTCTGCTCTTTACGTTCTGACATTTCAGCTACCGCAATACCTGCTTTTTTAGCCCTTGCGTATACTTCGTCGTGTTCTTCTAGTTCAAAAGGTTTAACAAGGATTCTACATCCCACTACCTTAATACTCATTAACCCTCCTTCTTTGGAGAAAAATACTCTTCAATAATTTCTAAAAGAGCCTGAAGTTTTCCTTGTTTATGCCTGAGATTTTCAGGGTCCCAAGTTAATGCTTCATTAAGAAGCTCGTGAGCATCAGCCTCTAAGGCTTCTTTTATTTCCCGCGTGGTCGGGTGTGTCCGCCACTCTTCGAACTCAATTGCTGTGATGATAACTCCTTCTGCTGTTGAAGTTTCTGAGTATGTGCCTCTTGGCCTTGTGCAAGTTGTTGCTGCCCTTTGGCACGTTCTGTAGAGGCAAAGATATTAGCCATAGCAATATCACTTGCGCTCTTAATTTGAGCCTGCTCCGCTTGATGTTGCATCTTTTGAGCATGCTCTTGTTGCCGCATTTGCATTTGTTGTACTTTATCACGGCTTTCTAATTCCATTTCTTGTTGCTTAAATTGTAGGTCAGCCGCATTCTTTTGCTGGTCTGCCTGCATTTTAGCTTGAATAGCCATAAGTTTAGGATCAGGTGGCGGAGGTGGAAGTTGTCCACTTTGCTGTACCTGTGAACTAAAGAGTTTTTGCCAATTAGGCTGTTCTTGAGCCTCTAATACACGGCTAAATACTTCAATGGGATCTAGTAGACCAGGAACCATTGGAAGAAGTTCTACAAGTCCTTGAGCTTTCATAAGTTTCTCTGTTCCAGAAGTAGCATTAGGATCAGCTCCTGGGCAGATGTCATAAAGACTGCTATCAAAATCATCGGGACCTACTGGTTGGTCTAAGACCGCTACAAAGGTTTCAGGGTCTAGATAAGTCTTGTTAAGTTTATATAGTTTTTTAAACTCTTCCCCTAAAGCACGATATATACGTTTGTAGATAGCAGTAAAAACCTTCATTCCCTGTTCTACTGTAGCCATTGTAGTAGTGGCAGGGGTGTTTTGTCCTGGCATTTTACCAGTAAAGATTTCTGCTACAGAAGCAAGTTCTTTACCAGAAGTGACAAGAGTGCCCAAAAGCTGGAACAATACATTACTAGGTTCTTTGGTGGGCAAAGGTACAATTTGCTTACGTAAATCATCACCACCAGCATTAACAGGACGCCATTCACCGGGTTCAAAGGGTTGGTCACCCATCTTAAGCTTAAGGGCCTTACCAATAAACCCACTTTGTAGGTTGTTTAGTGTACCACTATCTACCAATTGGTTAATAATGGTATTTACGCTCTCATTGATGGGGCCTAAGAGAGCACCAAAACCAATATCATAGAAACCACCATCAGGATTGGGTACAAACCCGAACTTGGTGTACATATTGGTAGGAGTAATCTTAACAACCTTCTTACCATCAAGTTCTACATCAGACAGAGTATGACGACGATAAATAGAAAGAACAGTACCACTTTCACGATGAAAGGTAACAATATAAGGTTCTTCATATCCATCATCATCTAGGTCTAAGAAGGTATGTTGCTCAATGAAAATATAAGGAGTGGTTTCATCCCATCCAGATACTTCAGCTCCATCTGGAATAGGAGCTTCTCCTAAATCTTTTTCTAAAAAAACATTTTTAGCAACATATTCTTTATAGACACGAGGACTCATTTCAATGATTTCAGAGACTCGTTCTGTATCTTCTAGCCGTTTTGTCCAATAATTAACAATTAAATTACTTGGTAGGATGAGTTTACTTACGTTTTTATCCTTAGTACGGTCGTACCAAGTTTTTTTAAACATACAACCCACTACAGGGAGTTGCATAAGCATTCGGTCCATGTCTTCTTCCCACCCATCCATATCATGCATGAGTTGGTAGGACATGAAAGTGCTTACACGTTGAGCTTTTTCCCACTTTTGACCTGTGGGGTCCTTACCAATGACGGTACTACGAACAATTTGCCCATTACTAGGTACTAAACTAGGATAGGCACGGGCCGCAAATTGCATAGCAGCCGTAGAAAGCAGAGGATATTTGATATTTGAAGCTTTAGGCCAGGGCCAGTTCTTGGATTCCTTAACTTGTTTAGCAAGTTTAATCCATTCATCCAAATTTCCTAACCAATCTTGACAAGATTCAAAATCGTAGTCAAATCCACGCTTACATTTCTGACCAATAGACGTAAGTTTATCTTCATCTAAGCCAACTGCGTGATTTTTAGTCAGTAAATCACGTAAAGCTTGGGGGTCTTCATTAGTATCCGGTTGTTGCATTGCGTCCTGCATCATTCCAACCTGACTGTTTTCGTTCATATTCATATTCCTCGTCTTCCATTTCTTCCTGAGTAGGTGCTTCTACTAAACTATCTAACATCATACCTAGATAGGCAAAAGCATCTACCTGGTCATCGCGGGTAGCACGCGGAAATTTAGAGAGTTCTTCCTCAAAGGGGGCATACCACTCTCCTGCTTTATCGAATTTTACCGTATGAGCCCGTAAACGTGCTTGAATAGACCGTGCCCGAGCCATTTTATCTTTACCCTTATGTTGAAGAAGTTTAATAGTAGGGAAAATCCCTGTCTTAATCATCTCTTCACGTAAGAAAGGACCAATGGCCTTACTAACTTGCATCTCTTCAATACCAATAAGTTCAGGTTCATAGGTTTTATGAAGAGACAAAATGGTGTCTACGATTTCTCTACCATCAAGTCTTGCTCGTACAACGTTACGCACCTGAATATATTTGTTTTCATCTACCCCAGCAATTACAAATACAGTGTAATCAGCACGTTCTTTTTCAGAAATAGCTAAATCAGCGGTAATATAATAGTGAAGTTTACTTTTCTTCTCTTCTCCGTGTAGTCCAATGAAGTCACCGCGCTTAAAAAAAGCAACAGTATCATCAATGGGCTCATTTAAATATTCTTGAGAATAGACATCAGGGATGCCACGCTCTGTATAATCTTCTTTTTTATCAATGAAGAAGTTTTTATCATAACGCTCTGGCCATAAAATAACCGAGAAATCCTCGTTATGTGCTTTATATTTTAAAGAGAGCCATGCACCGGGCTTTTCACTCCACGTTTTAAGGGCAGTTTTCCTAGTCCAGCGGTCAAATTCTTTTGGCATAAGGTTGTTGAGGAGGCTGTCTTCATGAAGAATAGTGCCAACGATGCGGATAATGCCATGAACGCTTTTACACGGAATGAGTGCTCCATAAAACCATCTCTTAAATTTCTCCCGGCGATCCGGGTTCATTACAATTTCATCATTCTCCAAGTCGTCACATACAATGAGATCAGGACGCTTGTTATTCCATTTTAAACCCCGGAGTTTTTGTTCGCTACCGCGTGCAGTAATACGGAACAAATGCCCATCTTCACACCGTACAATGACATCATCTTCAGTGTCTTTGACAAACTCCTTAATGCCGAAGAGGTTAGCAAGTTTCTCGTTCCCAAGGAGTTCTTTCTTTACATCAGCTAGGAATTGACTAGCCTGACTTACCGTGTCCGAAATAAGGAGTGCATATTCTCTTTCTCGAAATACTAGACAAGCTAGTAAATAAGTGAGTGTACACGCTGTCGACTTTGCATGAGCCCGTGGAGCACTAATGGCTACTTGGGCTTTGTTGCTACAAAAAGCTTGCCACCATTCGATGTGGCAACTAGGGCTTTCTACAGCTTGGTCAAAATTCTTTTGTAAGAGACTAGCCGAGAAGCCTTGGATGACTTCAGCGGTAAGCATTAGTTAAATAATTTTTAGCTTCTTCTAACAAATCAATTCTATCTCTAAAATTACCTAAACCTAAATTACACGATTTACATAATAATCCACGAATTTTACCTGTAGTATGACAATGGTCTACTGATAAACGATGGCCTAAATAGCTTTCTTTTTCTTTACATATCTTACAACTATAATTTTGAGAATCTAAAAGGATATTATAGTCTTCAACTGAAATACCAAATCGTTGTTTTAATTTTGTTCGTCTTGAAGATTCTTTTCCAGAAGCTGTTTTATACCATTTAGATTTTCTATTAGATTGACACTGTTTACATTCTTTTTGATAATAGATTTTATTTGATTTATAAAACTCAACTAATGATTTTTCTTCTTTACATGAAATGCATTTTTTCATTATTTAGAGGCTACATCCTTTACTTTTTCATAAGTACGTAATCCTCCTAACCCCAACATTCCTAGTAGAAGTGGTAACATTTGTGAGAGGTCCATTATTGGAAAAGCAATAGTATGTCCTAACAATGCCGCGACCCATGTCCCCAAGGGACTTACTAAAAATTGCATAGCAAAACCAGTGCCTAGAACCCACCCGAGATAGGGGCGCCATCCAGATACAAATAAAGAGGTACTTTGTGCTTCTTCTTTATTAATATCTAGTTGCCCCTTGGCTAGTTCTACATCAGCAGTAAGGGCTGCTAGTTCACCTGTTTGTTGTAGTTTAAAGAGTTCTAGTTGAGCAGCAGCCTTTTGAGCAGGATCAGGGAAAATACGGTCAATGACTTTCCCACCAATATCTAAAAGAAGACTCACAGGATCATTGATGAGGGCCATTATTTCCGTTCTTTCTTACTTGTTTGGTTTTTGAGAGAACCATCTTTATTACGACTAAAACTACGGTTTTCACTTGCAGGAACAACTCGTAAATTAGACCTACCAGTAGACCCACCATGAGAGAGAGGACGTTTATGATCCACATCCTTGCCGTCTCCTTTGTGTACCAATCCAGCCTTTTCCATTTCCCGGCGAGCAGCGTTCTGCTCAGCCCGCTTCTTTTTTACCTCAGGTTTAGAGGTATATTTAGCCACTTCTTTTTTATAATCTCTTTTCCCATTGGTCATATATGGCACAGTTAAATTTCCTTACTTTCAACATCAACTACTTCAGAAACAGGCTCTTTTTTAGCCCATTTAGCAAATTCTTTAGCAAGAAGAGACAAAGTTTCTTTTACCGTTTCTTTATGTTCCACTGCTTCATCGGTAGATTTACGGATAGCTTCTTGTCTTACCAAGAGGTCTCGGGCTACGAGAGCAGCATCTTTCATCGACACTGGTTTACGGATGAGTTCCCCAGTTTTATTATTTAAAACAATGTCCCCATTCTCTAACCTATCATCCACCTTTTCCAAGGCTTTGTCTACAATGGAAGCCATTTTGCTGTCTACCACAAGAGCTTTTTCTTCCCGATAGG